CTTCAAACCTCATTAAAGCTCAAATCAAAACTTTTGATATCCGCGAAAACCACACATTCGGTCAGTTCACACAAATACTGTGTAACGAATGTGAAAGTTTCGTGGATACGAAGGGTGTGTGTTGCTTTTGCAAGTATGTTCAAATGACATGCCCAGGGTGCCAACTTCCAAAACGGGAGGGCTACCTGTGCAATAGCTGTGTCCTGAACAACCTGCGAAAACTTGTCGACCAACACCCTGATTGTGAAGAGCTCGATCCGGTTTCATGTGCTCTACAAGGCACAGGAGAGAGTCTGCCCCTATGGTTATTAATAAACCGTATACCCAAAGTGCTGTTACCGAGCGCTTTAGAAAGAAAGTTACACAAAATGGTAGCACAGATGCCTCAAGTCCCCCAAGGGTTTGAACTCTACGAGTACTTCGACATTTACTTCGAGACAGTCTCCAAGAAAATGATTCGAGTAGAGGTGCATAAAAGCATGCCATTAAAAGTAGCATTTCAACAATTTGCGCACCGCGCCGGTATCGAACAACCTTCGAGCAACTGGAAATTCAAAGGTCAAACCTTTTACTTCGATACAACGATCGAAGATTTGAATATCCATGCCGGCGATATAATTGTTGAGTATTTGAGACTTAAGGGTGGTAGTGAGTATATGACTACGTCCTATGGTTCTACAGTAGAAAAGCGAATCAAGCAACCACCACATGTTGCCGATTTCGCTCTTTATTCTGAAAGAGCTATTGGTAGTGATATCATCACCCTTGTTTCAAATATGGAGAGTGCTAAAATAAATGGGAGTGAAGTGAAGATGGAAGATCTTGTACCCAAGCTTCGCCTCACCCCATTATCCGACGAATGGACCGGAAGGATGACCTGGTTTGGTTACCAATTCGGTTCATTAGGTCGAGAGCCCGTGTTCACAACCGCGGACGAGTATTACTGGGAAAACGTTAGAGCCATGGCAAGTGATCGATTGACACCCCAATCTGGCAACGGGTTCACAGTACCTACCGTCAACGGTTCGTGCGTCTACAATACAGAGTTTTTACTCGATATGCATACAACCGGTATGCCACGGTCTTGGAGGAAATTAGGATACGGAACTGTCGGGTTAGGCTTTGCATCAGGAGAGACTGTCTTCAACTTAGCTCTAATTGGCGGATACAGTGTTTATACCGAACATGGCGTACACAAAGGACATTTCAGGTCCGGTTTCGTATTAATTAGCAGGAAAGGATTGGCCCATGTAGTGCCCTTCTTGGCAAATGAAGAATTATTTGACAATGAATTGGATATAGAACCTGAACAGAAAAGGAACGTATTCATTTATTCGTCAGGTAAATACCGTTTGTCTAACGAAGCGTGGTGGGTAACAGAAGAGTACAAGCTTCTATTGAAGAGTGTCGGGATCGAGTCGGAGAAGGAGTTCAAGCAGAAACAAGCCATCAAACGCAAACAACAAAAAGCAAAGGTGCCACCAAAGCCTAAGAAAGATGCTGAACACCTGAAGATACCCATCATCCAGTCACTAGTTGAAGAGTCTAAAATCCGCACAATGGGAACATGGAAAGAATTCAAGGAATACCGCCAGGCTATATGCAACGAGCTGTTCGAACGGTGCGAGACAAATAGATCAGCTGACTTCGACACAATATTTTTCAAACATGTAGGTTATCTATTACACAATTTACATTACTCGATGCTGACAATAGATAAAGCCGAAATTATTGCTTCTCAATTAGAAAAAGTCATGAAATCTCCTGAAAGAGTATTAGCATTAAGCAGAGCAGATGTATATCATATCTGTAAAGGGAGAATCATTTCACCGCTGATAAAAATGGAGAAGAAGCAAGTCTGGGTGGAAGTACCAATAATAGACGGTAAAGCGTTCGGACCGTATGCAGACGAGGACCAAGAGAAATACACGCCCAAGTTCGGATCTACACAAGCAATGGCCATGCGAAAAGACATGGATCGATTGGCATCACAGAGGCTAATAGAGGGAAGAGTAGTTAATCTTTCGAGAAAACAAATCCCAGAAGGCGACAATGCAGACGCACTAGGACCGAACCCGCAATACGTCCCGCAAGTATTAGCTTTTAAAGCAGTCCAACACAAAGGAGTCATCCATGATACAGTACTAGCAGCAGCCAACGGATTTGTGAATGTCAATTTGACTCAAGCCTTAACCTATACGACAGCTTTCACACACACAAAAAGTGGATTACATCCCAATGCCAGGTTCATAGCTGATTGTGCCCATCTATTTGCAATAAACGCCATGCTCACCAAACTCTCCAATTTGCGGAAACACGGAGCGAGAGACTTTAGAATAGTGGATGTCGGAGGGAAAATGTCAACCATGTATAAGATACTAAAGCTGATCGATGCACACTTTCGAATTACAATGCCAACGGTAAATAATCCGTTGAACATACATTATGTAATAGTGAGGCCAAATGAATCACAATATGATCAACAATTCCACGATTCGTATGAGCCTTGGGCTAGAGATCCATTCACTGAAGCTCAACTGCCAAACGCCCAGCATTTCGTGATTTTGACAGCAAGGATAGTTGGTTATTTTCAAGATTACCAAGAAGCAGCACCAGCCAATGAGGGACAACACGTTTTCTATCTGCACAACGACACGATTTATTACTACGACGAAATAACGGCAGGAGTGCGAGAGACTCATTTCGGATCATTCAACACGTATTTATTACAGTCAGGAAAACAGAAGATATTACAAGACGAAGTGACGGTGGAAGCTCAAGAAGACGGAACAATTAAAGTCTTGGCTCTAGGAAATGGCACTCCTTATAGGCACAGGAACAAGATAGGAATAGACAGCGGATTCGGAACTAACATCACAGCCTATGCGGATCTACCAGGAATAAGGATCTCAGCGTTCGAGATATTGCCAGGCCAAACAGCAGTCATTGCCAGCAACACCCCTTACCAAGGAGCCGAAAACCAGTCAACCCTTGCACAAGCAGTGAAGATCTTAATGATGTCAGAAAACCTCGTACCATTTCACACATTCGCATCGAGCTTCCCGAAACTAACGACGCTAGAAGTCCATCGACTGTATCAAAGAGCACAAACAGGACTGAAATATGCACGGGAAGCAGCACAATACGAATTGTTAGGATACTGGGGAAAGCAAATGTATTTATTCAAAAGATCAGTGTTTTGGTTGTCATTTTCAGCATTAGGAGTCGAAACTATCATGTGGTCATGGATAACGAAGAAATTGGTCAGGACATTGAAACAGTGCGCAGCATATATGATGATGAAGATATTCACAATGCCACCGCCGATAGAGACGCCGCAAATCACAGAAGTGATACGGGAGCCCGAATCAGTCATAGAAGGGCTAACAGTCATGGCAAAGACACTAACCGAAGCAGCATTTAAAGTGGTGTCGTGGCCGTTTAAACAGGTGTGGAGGGCTCTCGGGTGGCTGAATACAAAGAAGGCGTACATCCTCGGAGGAGCATTGATAGTGTTTGGGATATACATGTTTATGCTGGAGTGGAGATATACACGGGCTCGCTTGACTTGCGCAGTTACCAACGAAAACACACAAGACGATAGAGTGAGAGTGCAGAGAATGGCGGACTTTGGAGCAATGGACATTCAAGCAGTAATGGCGGTGAGATATGGTATAAATCAACAAGACACGCGGCCAATCCCTATCGAACTGAAACAAAACAACGATGCACGAAACGAAGAACGAGATCTCCAACCTATATTGACCATGAGTTTCGGTAGCTGTAAAATAAATCAATGGGAAGAGGTGAGAGACAACTTATTGAAACACGACGAAAGAATGCACTTCAAAGAAAGTTCAGCCTCGGAGAAAAGAAGGCTAGAAAAAATCGAACAAGAATTTCAAATCAAGGAAGAACCAGCGTTTATAGACCCCGAAAAATCATATTTGAAGAATACACAGGAAATATCGTACGATAATTTCACGTCTCCAATTGTTAGCAAGATCACGTTTTACGAACCAGCCATGACCACGATTAGCAAATTGAAATACCCAACACTGGAAACAGACGAAAAAGCGGTGCGAACAGGGCCAAGAATACAAACTCTAAAAGGAAAAGCGTTCTCATATAGTATCAATCACAATAACCCCCACAACCAAATCTCTGCATTCACTGATAGACATGCCGCAGTCAAATGTAAGCCAAATAGGAGAATAAAAAGATTAATGATAAAGTATTTTCACACTATATGGAAGCACAAACAAGACTATTCACTGGACATAAACAATATAGTAGATTTCGAGCCATACATGCTGGAACACCCGCAATGGAGTGTCACAAAGAAAAAGAAATACAGAGAAGCTTACGAGCATTTCAAGAACTGGAAGACAGACAAAGAGACGTTCGATTACGACGATAAACAAAATCAAAATGTTTTGGAAGCGCACGTGAAGTCTGCAGAAGAGAACGCGGGATTTATGGAAAATGGAGCATCGGTGGCGGAAACACTCAAAAAATTGAAAGCGAGACCTAGAAACATCGGCGCCATGAAAGCAGAATACTTGTGGGTGCATTGGTTGCAAGCTTCGTTGTTAAAACAGCAAAAGAAGACATACCCAGACTTCGGATACAAAGGGACCACAACGGACTACGAGAAATTATTCGACGAAAGATTGCCAGGGATAGATAACAAAGACACGACATGTATCTCAACTGATGTATCCTCTTTCGATTCCCTGCAGTTTGATTGGTTGATGGACATGATAGATAGACCGTACTGGGAAAAAGCGTGTGAAACATTTGCAAAGAAATTCGATTGGTGGACTCCAGAACACACTCGAATCACGATAGAAACAGCATGTTCAACAAAGGTCCGAATGGTATACGCTTGGAAAGGGTTGAGATTATTTGACGTGATCATTAGCGGAACAACCCCATCGGGACATGGACCGAAGACAACAGACGGAAACACCAAGAGAAACCGATTTATCCAAGACTTTATTTTATGGATGGCAGGGATACCGAGAGAGCGAATCATAAGGAAGATTGTCGGTGATGATTTTTGGATGAGGATCGCAACGGCGGATTACAAGGCATGGTGGCACACGGCGAAAAGTCTGTATTTGATGACAAACGTGGATGAAGAGTACGGGACGGGTTGGATTTGCAAGATGATTAACGTTCAAGACGGGAAAGAAGCTAGATTTGATTTTTGTTCGAAGACAACCATGGACTCATGCGGCAAAGCAATAATGACGAGGGATTTTAGCAAATACTTCATGAACGGACGCTATTATAACGGAACGAGTAGAAAGATATTGAGTCGGCCAGAATTACACACACACGCCGTCAATTGTTCAAATCTAGAGTTTTTCGCTGATGTACCTTACTTACAAGACAGACATATAGGAAAGATGAACTTGACCCCGAGAGAAGAGAAACAAATTGAGAAGTATATGAGAGAGCATACTACTTGGAAAGTGACATCACAAAGCTACCACCGGAGATATGTCGACATATTCTCAGAGATACAATTATATTTCAAATGGAAACACGGGAAAAACATTCCTAAAGAAGACATCATATCACTGGTGATGCAATTTAGAGCGGGAGGAACAGTGACGGTGGTAAATGAAGTGTTGTTGAGTTGCCTGGTAGGGTCAAATAAAATGCAAAACCAAAATAGACGTAGACGACCAGTCAGGAAAGCAGCTGCAGGGACTAATAAGTTAGCAGTGGTGCTACAGACGATGGTACAGGAAGCAGTGAAGAAAGGAGTGCAAGATAGGGGCAGACGACAACGGGGGCAGATTCGCAGAATTAGATACGGAAGCACTAGAGGATGGACAGACAAGGCCGACCGGAAGAGCCAAAAGAAAGATGCGTTGGTACAGAAAGCACAGAAGGCCAAAGAGCAACTGACGCAAGATGAAATGGAATACTTGCAATGCGTGTTAGACCCATCATTGTATACAGCGAAAATCCCATCAATTTTCGGTGTCCCCTCAGCTATATGTCAAGCGAAAGGGACTATCTATTATACAGTGCCGGGGCAGACATTCGCATTCCAATTGATGCCGTGGTCAGATTCACAGATCGGAGGGTACAGTACAGCAATCGCGGAAACAGGGGCATTGAACTCAGTAACGTGGAACTATAATATTGCAGGGCCATTATCTTCGTCAAATGCAAATTTGAGAAGAGTAGTGGGGGCTTACTTGAAACTGAATGTACTGGCTCCAGATATGACGAGATCGGGACTGATCAGTATAGGGAACACACCAACCATAGGAAACACTTACACTATGGATGGCTTTAGAGACCAACCAAACGTGCAAACAGTGAACTGTGTATCCCAGACGAGTGCTAAAGCCATCATGTTGCCGCACGACCCATCTTATCTGATATACGGTAATGTAGGAGTGGGGCCCAACAATGTACAGCCAACCATACTGGCAACATTGACTGGGTACCCAGCTGGAGCGACGGTATCGGTATCGTACAGAGTAGTGTATGAATTCATTCCAACCAGCGCTTACACGGATTTGATACCGCCAACTAGACCAGCCGTAACCACCAAAGACATCGGTAACCTAGTAGGAAAAGTCAGTCAACATGTTTCAGAGGGAAAATCAATGTTCAACGACATGTTAGACGTGGGAGGAGCGATAGTAGGGGCACTTGGAACAGTGACTTCCCTATTCTCGAAATTGTAGAAGGATAACGCAGAATTATTACGCTCACATAGGAGAAATTTTCTTGACAGACTTGTCGGAAAAGCAGTCTTACCCCGTAGAATGGAAGTTCAAAACTTCCATAGCTACAAAATAAGACTTAAATAGAG